CGACGCCGCGTGATAACCTCAACAACCGACAACGTGACCATGGAAGGCCGCTCAAACCTCAGGTGTTGCAACCACCACTAGAATCCGCCCTCCTCAGCCGACGTCAACCCACGCGAAGCGGGGAATCAGCACAATGCCGTGCGGAGATTCTGCACGACGCCGGTTCACGGGCGGTCAAACCCCAACCGACAGTCACGACCTTGACCGGCCTTACTGACCATCCTGCGGATGATGCAAGATTTGCACTTGCGAACCTTTTACGGTTTACGGCCTAGCAAGCCGCCGCATTCGTCTACTCTGCCAATCATCCACGGCCACGCCCCCGGTCCAAGAAAACAACACCAATACAAAACGGAATCCCAGAGAACTCGACCTTACAAATCCTCGTAAAACTGTTTTGACGGTTCGGTTTTCAAAAAAGGCGTGGCCTAGTCGTGAGAGAGGGAATCGAACCCACAACACACCGGGTTTGAGCCGGCGTCCTCTACCAATTGGGATATCTCACGCAAATACAAGAAAACCCCGCGACTGCGGGGCCTCACCTTGTCAGGAACCCGAGCTTCGCTCCAATCCCCGACAATCCATCTACACGAGATTTTACTCACAACAAGCGTTGCAGCAAGCGTTGCAAGAGTATTCCCACCACCAATGAAACGCTAATTCAAAAAACAGCCCAGCAGATCATTCACGAGCAGAACCATTGTCCGTGCGGCCCTGACGTTCTGCCGGGGTGGGGCTTCTCCACCCCCCTGTGTTTGTGGTTGGTCGGGCGTGTCTGATTGCCGGGTGTGGCCGTGTGGCCGTGCCGTGGCCGTGACGTGGCCGCGTGTGGCCGTGTGGTGTGGCCGTCGCGTGGCCATGCTGTGAGTCTGGGACGTGGTGCATGAGTGGCCGTGGCCGTCACTCTCTGCCTGACCACATGGTGTGTGGTCAGGCAACCCAACACTATGTGTGGTTTATCGTTTTTTGTCGTGTTGCCATGGTTTCGACACGCCGAGGGATGCTAGTGTTTCCAATGGTTTTAAACTTTCCGGATTATCCGGCTTGACATTCCCAATTGGGAATACCTATGATGGAGCCAACAAAACAAACGAACACTAAACAGAAACGAGGTAAACGAGATGAAGAAGCTAATCACGGTAGGCAAATGGACACTAAGCCAGACAGAAGATGGTCGCAAGGTGATTACGCACCAAGGCGTCTCGGCGGCCTTTATGGTCAGGCTCAACGGGACTGATTTAACAATCATCCCCCGAAACGTCAAGGCCATTGCCGGTGAATGCATAAGCGAATATCTCAGTGAGACTCAGGAAGTTGCGAACTTTGCACACGCGGTACGCGGATACTTCGCGGCTAGCTGAGAACACAGCGCGGCCATAGTGGCTGAGCTGGGGTGCAAGTCCCCAGTCGCGCACTTAGTTCCCACTGCCTAAACCTCATTGTGAGCAGAGGGTAATCAGGCGAACGTGATGATTGATAATTGAATAGTGTTGCCGAATGCCGGTTGCAGTCTGCATAGTGAGAGTGTGTCAAACAAGACTGCGTAAATGGGTTGCGCCTACCGACGTTTAGCCATGTGGCTAATGAGGATAAGAGAAGCAAGGTGAAGGCCTTGCGAGTAGTGCGCGGACCCCTGAAAGAATGGGGAGCGATGGCATCAGAAACCGCGTCTGCGATAGGTATAATTGGGCCCACTGGACTAGAGATAGCGAGGTGGGCAATGGTTGACAATTGTATTAGGGAGTACCGAGTCAAGCGTGGCTGGACTCAGCAACAGTTAGCCGACAAAGTAGACGGAGTTAATCAGCCGCGTATTGCCGCGTGGGAAACAGGTATTAGAGATTTTGGTGATACCTCTCTCAACGTCGCAATCAAGGTGGCTAACGCGCTCCGCCTATCTAACCCACGTCGCTTACTGGAGGCTCCAAGCGAGTCGAAAGAAAACACTAGCGAAAGCTAGGTGTGTGCCCTAATCAATTCTTCGCCTGACTGTGGGCCTTGTACACAGTCGGCCTAGCTCACTGGGTTTATCCCATAGTCTAGGCACTCATAGCGTGTCCCAAGGTGGACGGGATACGCTGGAACCTGTTATATCGAAAGGTGGTGAGCCGTGCCGGTTGGCGATATCGTCGTTGACCCGCGTATCCAGACTCGACATCCCGACGTGTCCGCTGATTCGGTGCGCGTGGCATGGTCGAACGTCGTGCGGTTTATGGCGCGTGAGGATACCGACCCGTTGCGTTATGTGGCGGTTGGATACGACGAGTACGGGCGTTTGCTGGAAATGGTGGCGGTACTAGATGAGTCGGATCGTTGGCATGTGTTCCATGCCATGCGTGCGACGCCGAAGGTGCTGCGGGAACTGAAACTTTTGTAAAGGAGGAAGTGTCATGTCTTTTGTTGCGAAGGGTGGCCGTGTGGTCACTGATGACATGTTGGACAAGTGGGCCGACGATGCGGATAACGGCGAGTTCGGCGGAAGGCCGGGTGCGGTGTATTCCGGGCCTGTCGTTCCTGTCGCTCAGGCGGATGCTGTCAGTCGGACGTTTTCGTTAAGCGCTGACATGTCGGCCATGTTGGATGCCGTCGCTAAACGTCGTGGCGTGTCCGCTGATGACATCATGCGGCACGCGCTGGTGCGTGAGTTCGCGTCAGTGTGAGCTGTTCGGCGTGCTGGTTTTCCGACACGCCGATTTGTTTAAACCAAAATGATACGTTATGCTATCAATTATCAAGCCCAATCGGGCAAGACAAAAGCAAGTTTGAGAACTTAACAGTGTTTCCCTACATGCAAATGATACATTTTGCTGTCATAATTGGTTTACCTACTACTAGAGAAAGCGGGTAAGCCTATGGGACTTAAGGAACTGCGCAAACAAGCCGACTTAACACAAGTTGAGCTAGCCAAGCGCACTGGAATAGCGCGAACAATCATCAGCAGTTATGAGACCGGGCGGCGAGACGTTCGGAACATGACTCTTGAAAACGCTTTGAAGATATCCAGTGCACTCAACTGCCAACCGAGCGACCTGATGCGTTAAAAGAATGCGGCTAAGTAGCGCCAACTACCTAGCCGCGTGCCTTAAGTTGAAAGTTCTCTAACCAATCAATCAAATCGAGGCTGTGCTATCTTAGCACGCCTCACATGGAAGTGAGGAACCATGCGTAAAATTCTGGCGGCTTCAGCCGCGTTAATCACACTTTTCACCCTGTCCGCTTGCGGTAGTGATACCGCGAACATCCCGCAATGTGAGAACGAAGACGGCTCGGGTCAAGCTGGACTCTGCTACTGGGATAGTGCTCGAATGGGCAACGGACGCGGTACCGGCCTGTACATCTACCAAGACGGCGTGCTAATCGGCGAACGCTACTAACTTTCAATCAGATTCAATCAGTCGCGCGGCTGTCTCCGCGCTTCATCAATTCAAGGGAGATTCAACAATGTCTATTGAGGAAATGTGGGACGCGCTGAAAGATGATTACGGTGTGTCCGAGCAGACTTTGCAAGTTGTCACCAATATCAATGGCTACAGTACCGACACCATGCATGACGTGCTGTACGCGGTAGCCGCCGAACGTCACTTCGATGGCGAGGTGGCATGATGGCACGCTACTTCTACGCTTTCCGCTGGGCTTATGGTATCGGCGCGACATGGGATGACGGGTCATGGCCGGGTGAGCTCTACGTGTTCGAGTCGAGGGCTGAGCGTGACGCTTGGGTTGCCGACGACGTGTTTGATGGCAATTGGCATTGTGAGGCCATCACGTCGAAAGAGGCGCGTCATATCATGGCGGACACTGTTATCGGTTGCGACAATGACATGGCCGTCCGGTACGACGGCAGTCGGTCGGCTGTCGAACGGTATGCGCCCACCGTCGAACTGGTCAGGGCATGGCGGCGTGTTGACATGCAGAATAACCCGGCCGCGTATTACGCGGATTGATTGTCGTGATCGACCACTGGGGACTCGGCTACATGGTGCGAGTCCATCGTTAAATAATTCGTTTCGGGGCATGGCATGGGAGCCGTGCCCCGCTGTTTTAAGGAAATCATCATGCTTAGCGATATCGAGCTTGAGGCGATGTGCTGGAAAGTTGACGCGGAACTGAAGAAGCACGCGGCCAACCGTAACCCTGAATGGTGGGGCATCTACCATCTGTGGGACAGTCCCAACGGCGACTTTATCGGGGAAGAAGACTGGAATAAGGTTTTCCGTAGTCGTCCGTTCTACATGGCTTCCGCCTACATGCTTTGGGTCAACAACGGTTACGACATTCGTGAGGTTTGTCGCACGTATAACGAGGGTGGTTTTCCGGCGCTTGATAGTCTGCTCGATGAATACATCGACGATGATGATGGTACCGGCTGTTATTACACCGAGGTTGTATGCGGCAGGTGCGGCGCCGGCTGGACATGCGGATGTGACTGCCGATGAAAGCCCGTCGTGTTCTGCTCGTGGCCGTGTTGATTGTGGCCGTGCTTATTCTTCGTGGCGTCGGCGTCGTTCAGCCGACTCCCCAATGTTCCACGCCTTACGGCGTTGATGACACCGTGACTTGCGTGTATGGCGATTACGCCTATCGCCGTGGCGTGCAAATCTGACAATCGATTTTTTGAAATGAGGTAAACAAAATGAAGAAGCTGGCTAATGATCCGTCGCGTAACGTGAATGCCGTGAGCGGCATGTGGGTTCGACTGCGCAAGGATGGCTCGAAATACGATGTGAGGTATGTTAACGCTCGGGTTAGACGAGTCTGGTCACTTTCCCAGACTTCGCAGGGCACGGCGTGGAATGTTCAGGCCAAGGGAGTCCAGTATGAGGACTTTTTGAATGGCATGAGGTCAAGCTCCGTTGACCTTGAGCATGGTTGGATGCTCATACCCGATTCCGAGCGTATGAAGACAGTGCCGGTGCCGGTACCTACCGGAATGGACGCTAAAACGGTTGGCGGCATTGTCGCGCACCCATCGATCGATGCAAACTGGAAGTGTGAGGAGGAACGCTTCACGAGCAATGTTCAGTGGCCGGTGCCTATGCCCGAGGACGCGATATTGGAAGACGAGTTCATGGATGATGAACCCGCGCCGGATACACAGGAGATTCCCGAAGTGCCGCCGAAGGTGAACAGTTTCGCCGTCTCCTATTGTACGATGCCTGACCTGATGATGGCTAAGGAATGCCCCGAATTGCAAGGTTTGGGCCCTATCCGTCACTTCCGTACCAGCAAGGGCCGCAAGGTGGCCTACGTTGCTTCGGCCAATGGCAGGTGCGTTGTCGCCTACCGTGCCCGTTATGAGCGTGGCAGTGACAGGCAGTTGGAAAAGGCGGTGGCCGATTACGTGGCTACCGTCCGCGACAAGTGGGTTAAGGCGGCGTGACATGAGCGAGATTCGGGAGAAAGCCGTACGCCTGTTGTTGCAGGCGGCTTACGAGATGGCCGCCGATAACGCGGATAGCGTGGCGGATATCTTCGACTGCCAGCATGGTTTTATCGATGATTTACGCCGTCGTGCCATGCTGAAGCTGGACAAGCCATACACCGCGCCGGACTTCGATACTGCGGAACAGCAGATAGCCGAAACCGGTTTGTCGTTGGACATGCTCGACAAGAGGGCGCGTGAGGCGTTCTCACAGAAGTATTCCACCACGTATGACCGGTATGAGTGCGCTATCGGCTGGTGCATCGACGACATGCTGGGGTGGGAATGATGGAAGTCAAGATACCCACTAGCAAGATTCGTGAGGTTCTGGAGTCCTCTGGCTATGCGTATACGCCGGATAATATCGCGGCGGTACGCGCAAACATTCCACGGCATACGTCTGACCTGATTTTGGCGGCGTTGAACGCCACCGATTTACCCGACAAGCGGTTTGCTTTGCCGCTGTTCTAAGTTCTTGCCGCCTGGCGTTTTCCTCACTTCCGCTGGACTGCATTCCATTCTTTTAACCCAATATGGTATATGATTGATACCATCTGTTAACCGTTAAGGAGGTTGTTATGGGTAAGCTGGTCGCCAATGTCGATGATGATGTCAAGGCGCGTGCCGCCGCGCTCTACGATTCCATGGGCATGAGCCTGAGCACCGCCGTCAACATGTTTTTACGCCAGTCTCTGGTGGACAACGGATTGCCGTTCAAGCCGACGCGACACACGCCGGACGGTTATCCGGTGCCGCCTGTTCACAATGCATACATGTTCGAGCGTTCGGAGAAGGGCCATGTGATACTGCCCGCCGATTGGGATGATTCGGAGGATGATGTCTATGACCAGTACGCCAAGTGAACCGCGCCTGTATGACGTGTGGCTGATGTGGGTCGAGTTTCCCGACCATCCCGGTATCGGGAAGCCGCGTCCGGTGGTTATCACCGAGGTTGACAGGGACAAACCGCGATGCTCGTCATCGCGGTAATTGATGGCCTCATGGACTTGTTCTATGAGGCCATTCTTATATAAACCATCATTCAGAACCGCATCATAGGGCTTTCTATGGTGCGGTTTTCACTTGACTTCCTCCCCACGGCTGAAGCCGGGGGATTCCTTGCCTCACGGTAAGGATCTTCCTGTAGAGACTTGTTCCCCGCCTACCGAAGTGTCGCTTCGGCGGTTCGAGGGTCCCCGCAGGCGCGTACCGCCAGTCCGGCGGATAGGATGTTTTTGGCGGCGTTGATGTCTCGGTCGTGGTTGGTTCCGCATTTGGGACAGTCCCATTGGCGGATGTTCAATGGTTTCTTGCCGCTGTTGTATCCGCAGGTGGAGCAGATCTGGCTGGACGGGTACCAGCGGTCGATGACCGTAAGCTGGCGCCCGTACCATTGGGCCTTGTATTCGAGCATCGTGCGGAACTGTCTCCAACTCGTGTCGAGTATGCTCCTGTTGAGACCGGTTTTCGCCGCTTGCCCGTTGGGAAGGTAACGGCCCGGATGTTCCGGATCGGGTTTCGGCGCGCACCGTCGGGTCAGGTTTTCGACCGCAAGGTCTTCGATGACCACCGTTTGGTTTTCGCGGATGAGTCGGGTCGAGAGCTTGTGGAGGAAGTCGCTTCGACAATCCTTGACCTTGGCGTACGCTTTGGCGACCTTCAGACGGGCTTTGCGATGGTTGTTGCTTCCTTTCTGCTTTCTGGAGAGAGTTTGTTGGGCTTGTTCAAGCTTCTTCGCGTAATGGTTGAGGTGGCGTGGGTTGGGGATTTTCTCCCCGGTGCTGAGGATGGCGAAGTGTTCGGTGCCCAAATCGACGCCGACCTTGTTTGGGGAGGCGGGTAGATGTTTCACTTCCTCTTCGACGAGGATGCTCACATGCCAGCGTCCGGACGGGTCCAGGGACACGGTGACGGTGGACGGCCGGGCTTTCCTCGGCAGTGTGCGCGACCAGCGGACGGGCAGAGGCTCCCGCATCTTCGCCAAAGTCAATTCCCGTTTGTCCCAATCCCAGGTGAACGCGGATGCGGCATAGGTGGCGGCTCCGCCGTTCTTCTTGGATTTGAACCGTGGATAGTCTCCCGTCTTGACGAAGAAGTTCCTGTACGCCGCCTGCAAATGTCGCAGCGACTGTTGCAACGGGACCGAGGACACTTCGCGCAGGTAGGCGTATTCCTTGGTTTTCTTCCAGTCGGTGAGCATCCGGCTCGTATCCTCGTAGGACACGCTCTCATGGCGGACCGTCCATGCTTCGGAGCGGGCTTCCAATGCCATGTTGTACACCTTGCGGCAGCAGCCCAGTGTGCGCCGGAGTGTTTGTTCCTGTTCCGGCGTCGGGTAGAAGCGGAACCTGTATGCCCGCTTGGCTGTCGTGGTGTCCATACTTCCTATGATACCCTGCTTTACAGGCTTGTATGTAGTTATGTAAGGCAGAGGCGCCTTATATCCCCATAGCTAAAGCAAGGGGTATTACGGCGCAACCTGATAAATCAGCATTTAGACGGGACTTTAGAGCGTTCTATTGTTCCGTTAATCGTTTTACCGGACAATAACAAGGGAGTTTCCATCATGGATGAAGAAACCGAAGTCTACACGATTTACCAGCGCGTGACGCAGATCGAGAAGCGTCACGTCACCGCGCCGAAAGGCTTGACGTTCAACCAGTTGAGCGACTGGGTTGACGAAAACGGCGTTGGAGACCTGTTGGACATTGACGAACTGGACAACGATATGGTCAGCGCCGATTACGAGGACGGCTCTCATGTCAAGAGAAAGTGGGCGAATTGATTACCGCAATCTACCGTTATGAGCGTTTCGACCCCGCCGTCAACAAGGAGTTGTGGCGACGCATACCCGGCTGGAAACTACGTTTCACGTGGCTGAAAGCATGGCTGGAACACGATAAGGCGGCTCGAATCGGCTATAAAGCGTGGTTGTACGCGCGTGTTTCGAGTGGCGGCGAATGGCTGACCGGCGACATGCTGGACTGGAATCAGGAGATTGTCAAATGAACGATTATTACAAGTTCCTCGGCTACACGGCCGATTATCGAGCGCGTTACGAGCGTATGACGTGGTGGAAGCTGCGCCGGCAATGGTTCAAGGATGTTATCGACGCGGTGAAACGGAAACTGACCCGTCGAGACGATACTAATCTTCGTGCCGTTCTCGACTACAAGGAATGGCGAAGCAATCAGGATTTTGAGAACGGCTACTGGTTCAACGGAAACGAGGTAATCAAATGAGTGAAACGAATGACCCGGCATTAGACCATGCCATGAACTCGTTGCGTCGGTGGCAGCACGCGAAACGTATGGAGAACGCGCTACGCGAAGTCTTGAAATATTACGACGAAGCAGGGGAGGCCGGCGAAAACTATGAGCTTGACCCGGATAATCTCAGCAAGTTCGCCGCCGATCTATGCAAGGAATACTCAAAATCTTGATACACTGAAGGCCATAGGACTATCTTGTGACCTTCTGGGAATTAGCGAACCAAGTACAAGAGGCATGATGTTTCGTCATGCCCGAATATTCTTTCAGGAGGAACTATCATGTCCATCAAAACCACCATCGTCCACATGCCCAGCGGAAAATGGCGTTTGGAAACCCGTCAAGGCGCATGGCCGATAAACCGCAATTGGAATGGGTTCAACACGTGGCCGGAATACGATCACAAGCCTACGAAAGAGGAAGTGGATGTGTTCGCACGTGAACTGTTCAAGGCCATGTTCGGTGTGGAGCCGATATTCATTGGTATGGAAGATGACGAATACGAATACGATTCACGTGCCGGTCTTTGACGGATAAGTGGAAAACGTGGGCCCGATTATACGAAAACATGCTTTTCATTCACTGAAACCCGTGAAGATCAATAAAAAATAGATTTTCACGGGTTTCAAGCTATGATAGGCGTGTTATAAGACGCCGCTGCCTCTCAAGGAAGCACACTAGGGCGGCATTCTCATGCTTGACCGACTACTTCAACGGAAAGTCGAATACCAGCTTATATCCGCTTGTAACCGGGCCTTCCACAGATGTGAATGTGAGACTACCGTTGTCGTTTTCCGCGATCAGGTAATGATTCGTGCATTCCTCGTTCCATTGGACTTCCCATACCGCGTCGGTCGGAACCTTTTGGAGAAAATCATGCAGCTCGTCAATGGAGATTCTAACCGGCATGATTCTGGCGAGCGTGGTCTTATCCACCTTGACTGTGGCGATGGACTCCACGCTGTCATACGTTTTGATAGGCGTATCCTCTCTGGGGGTATCCGGTTCATCAATGATCGTTCCCACTGGTATGAAGTCGGGTGGAACGTCGGATAGGACACCCGTGAAAATATTGCGTACCAAGTCCATGTCACGCTTCACAGTTCCCCCTTGGCTTTTCTCGTGTAGTATTCCTCAGCAGACAACAGTTCCAGAATCGGAGTCTGCTTATTGACCTCCAACAATTCCTCCGTGCTGCCTTTGACGTGAATCAAATCGCCGGGCTTCAGGTCATCCCAGCCGACGCGAATCTTCTTGCTCACCTGTGGTCCTCCTTGCCGATATCGCTGAATCGTGTGTAAAGCCGGTCGTTCACGACGTACATGTTGTAATCATCCTGTTGGATGTACCACCAGCGTTTTTGATGGCCAGCCTTCAGATACTTCTCGCACGTGTGGTCGATGGTGTTGTCAGGGTTGACCTTCTGCCTGAACGACAATTCATCAACCACGTTGCTATCGGCCACGAGATCGGCTATCCGGTCGATACGCTCCGGCGTGAAATCGGGGGTGACCACGTACACGACACGCACCTTCTGACTGTCGAACCATTTGCGGGGCAATGCCAACGCCACGTCATCGGACAAGCTCGTGGGCCGCATGTGATACACCACGCGGCTGAACCTGATCTGCTGCATGACTTGAGCCACGTTGCGTCTGCATTGGAAGTAGCTGGTGTGCATCTCGGTTTCCGTGAGCCAGTCTCCGGCCCTGTGTATCGCCTCCCGGTAGAAGGCGACACGTTTCGATGCTTCCGGCTCGCGCATGGGGAACAGGGGGTCTCCGCCGCCGCTGAAGCTCAGGAACCTCATGGGGTGGCGTTCGCTTTCACGGCTGATGGTCTTCAGTGTGGCCTGCATGTCTGTCACCGGCACGTTCAATCCGGTTTTCTTTACGATGCAGTAGGGGCATGTCCAATGACAGCCGAAATTCGTGATAACCGAATAATGTCCGTTCATTGTGTTTCTCCGATCAGTTGTTCCATTTCCCTCACGTTGTCCTGCTTGCGTTTCAACGCCACGCAACGACGTATCCACTCGTGTTTGCGCTTATAGACGTTGGTTATCCCCTCGTTGCCCAACAGTTCGTTGCAGGAGCAGACAAGCTGGGGAATATCCGACTCCAAGTCCAGTTGCACGACGGGTTTCTCCCCGCAGACAGGGCATTCGGGAACCGGCTCGTCAACCATTGTCCTCAACAGTCTGCAACCGGTATTCCACTTCTGAACGTCCTCGTCTTCAAATAACGGGGCGAACGAGCTGATGATTGCGGCGTGATCGCACCACTCCGAGAGCTGCCACACGGCTTTTTCCAGCCAGTAGTCGCGGTAGTTGCGGGTGACGCACACATGCTTCAGTTTGGGTACGAGTCCGCAGATGGGGCATGGTTCCACTACCGGTGGTTCAGGTTCCGGTTTTTCGACCGGTTCCGGCTCCTCCAAGTGCAACAGTCGTTTCAGCCGGTTCACATGCCCCTCGATTCCATCGACTCGTTGAACGCCTTCTGAAACGCTTCAATACCGGCTCCAACGGCCTTTTCGACGGAACCGTCGGGCGGCGGCATCACGGTCGCGTGCGCGCATGGTCGCATGTCGTCACCTATAAACACGCTGCCCGGTTCCAGTTCGCCCACCACCGGGACTTCCACGGTGAACGTGGCTAGTTGAAGCGCCTTGGAATACAAGCCCAATACCACTTCCGTGGTGCCAAGATTGATGCTCATTGAGTAATCTCCCTGTGTCCGAGGAACTTGTTGACGAAGAACGTCTGACCTTTGCCCGTGACTTTCGGTGTCTTGTTGATGGTCGTGTGACCGTCCGAGTGAACCACGGTGGTTTCCTTGATCTCGAACAATCCCAATTCCATAGATTTCTGCGTGGGCATGTTGCGAGAGCTGCCGGTTTTCATCAGCCATCCGTTGTCCCTCAGCCACGCGAACAAGCGCGTGCCGCCAATATCCACGCCATTGCCTTTCAGGACTTCCGCCAAGTCGCCCACGAGGATGCTGGTCTTCGAGGTTTCCACAGCGTCAGCGAACAACGCTTTGGGACGCATCCGTTCGACCTGTGCTTGGGCCTTCTCCTTTTCCGCCCGCTCCTGTTTGATTTGTGTGGCAAGTCGGATAAGGAAGTCGGGTTCGGTGACTGCCTTTTCCAAAGTCGATTCGGTCATGTACGCGCCATGTTTGCGAATCGATGGCAGCACCTCATGCGTCACCCAGCGTTTGAACTCGCGAGCCTCGGGCTTGCGGCTGCGTAACACGAGGGAGTACAAGCCGGACTCGGACACGAAAACGGGTGCCTTGCCGCCGTTCTGGGCAATGTCCGTAGTACGGATATTGGTGATTTCATCGGCATCGAGGTATTCCCGAATATGGTTGGTGGCCGTACCGAGAATGGCGCATACGTCCGCTCCAAGGAACCACGGGTTGCCGTGTTCATCGGTTAGGACACGCACCTGAATGCCGTTGAAGTCGAATGGTTGAATCTGGTTGCTCACTTGGTGTCTCCTTCCTTGGACTGGTTTTGCGAAACCTGCATGATCTCCCACACGTCCGCATCCTCCGACAGGCCGGACGCGAGACGGTAGAAGTCACTGAACCGGTAAAGCGGATTGCTGTACGCATCCTCGCCCTGCTGGGGCAACTGGCCTCGATGTATCCAACTGCGCAAAGTGCTGCGGTTCACGCGCATCCCGCACGCCTTGATGATGTCCAACAGTTCGCCACGGGTTCTCACCGCCTCCGATTGGAGGAGACGTTTCACCCGTTCCGCCCTGATAAGGGCTACCGGCATACTGAAACCGCATTTCGGGCATTTCGCCGTCTCCGCGTCCGCATAGCAGGAAAGCTGACCCAAGCACTTGTCGGCCGGGCATGGCCCGTACAATACGGTTTCCCCGTCATCGTCCGTGAGGAAACGACGCAGCTTGCGTGTCAGACTGTGAACCAGTTCCGCATACACAGGGGTGCTCGAATGCTCCACGAGTTTCGGATGATCGGCGATACGGCGAACCATGTCCGACAGTGGCGTGGACTCGGGCAGATTGATTTTCAGACTGCGCACCCACTCGTACAACGTGCCTTGCAACCCCGGATAACCGTGGTCATCGTCCGCGTACAGCAGATCATGCAGGGCTTCGCGCAACGGTGCGGGAGCGGTGCCGGATTGACCGCCGCCACCGTTCTTGTGCCCGTAGGCGCGGTTGATGCGATACTCGCACAGGTCAGGCAGACTGCGTTCCAACCATCGCAGGTCGCCGGTCAACTGGCTGGCGTGCTTGTCGCACAGGAGATTCAGATTCGGTTCGACGCCATGTCCGATAAGCGGCGACGGCGCGTCGGTGACGATATCCCGCCAGCAACCGTGGTAGCGGCAGAGCCTCGTGTTTTCAGTGGAAAAAGACAATAGTGACCTTGACCTTCGGTTTTTTTGAAGGTCTCGGACGTGTCAGCAACTCTTAATTATGCCATCAAACCGGTTATTGTTCAGCCGGACGGCGTGTCGCCAGAACCTCGTCCAATGTCACGCCCAAACCCGGATTGAAACCACCGCCCTCACGCCTGCGCTTGGGTTTCGCGGGCGGCAAACGCAACGGGTCACGCGCAGTCAACGCCACCCGGCGAGACTCGTCCGAAGAACGGCCCATCATGCGCTGCCGGCGATACAACCACGCCTGATCTTCCACCAGTCCCAAACGTTCGCACTCCCGGCCTATCTGCGCTTCGGACGGTTTCGCACCGTTGCGCAGCTTGCGGACGATGCCGTTGATGTCGCCGGAACCGCACCAGCGACCCGTGCTGTTGTCCGCGTAGAAGCGTCGAACGGCCTCACGCGCCTCCACCGCCGTGATATCCGAACGCAGTTCCGAATAAAACGCGTCAAGCTGAACATCATCCCACTGAGCGTTGCCGTGATGCGCGTTAATCAGCGACAACAACGCCGCCGCCTCACCCTTGCTGAGCATTGAAACCTCCCTGCGAGTATCGGGCCCGCTCCTCCTCGGTCATGTACTGCCAGGTCTTCGCCATGTTCGCTTCGAGATTCTGCTGGCTGCGTGACTTGACCGGCTGTTGCCGTGGACTCGGTGTCTCCGGTTTGGGTTTCTCCCAGTTGCGTGCGTACAGTTCCCCGCCGATGAACCGGCTGAACGTCTTCGCGAACCGTTCCTCGGTGGCCCCGACATACGCTCGGGTTTTGGCTTCAAGAAACTCACGCGGGTCAGCCTCGCCAGCGGCTTTCACGATCTTGGGCCATTCGATTTCCAACTGCATTCGAGCCTGAGATGTCTTCCCGTCGAACCTGTTCGTCGGGTAAATACGCTCAAGACTGTCGAGCAGTCCATCGAAGTCAGGCTTTGAGGGGGTAGGGGGAGTTGAATTATCTTTAGATAATTCATTCTGGTGTTCTGGTGTTCTGGTGTTCTGGTGTTCTGGTGTTTGTCCCGATGTCACAGCGATGTCACGCTGTGACATGCTTGTGACAGTGGCGTGATGCCGGGATTTGCTTTTGCGTTCCTTGGCGTCGGCGCGCGCGTGCAGCACCTGTTCCTTGGTGCGGTTGTGGACGGTGTAGTCGTGGATTATCCAGCCCTCGTCCACCTCTTCGAGCATCCCCTCGTCCACGAGAGCCTGCACCTGTTCCGGTGTGGCTCCGATGTTCGACAGCAAGGCGCGTCGTGATATGAAGCCGTCCGTGAGCCTGTCGCCGCACAGCGAGAGGGCCATGCAGAATATGCCAACGGAGTCGGCGTGTCCCATGCGCACGAGGTCACGTATCTTGTCGTTGTCGTAGAAGCCGTTGACGAGCTGCACGTATCCGCTCCTTGCCATCGGTCAATCTCCTTTCCGGGCTGGTTCGCGTCCTAGTCGAGGGAGAGCGGGAAGAACGGTTCCGGCTTGTCGAGCTTGTACCCGCAGTAGGGGCATGTCACGTAATATGTGCCCACCGTCTCGCCGCAGTGGGCGCATTCCACGTATCCGATGCTCATGATTCCTCCCTGACCGGTTTGCAGTCGTGTGGCGCTTGTGAGATTCTGCTGGTCTGACATGCGTATGATTGGCTGCCGTCGCGCAGGATGATGATTCTGGCGGTTGTCACTTCTTTCCATATGCAAACGCAGAAGATAGTGAATATTGCGGCCACGGCCACCACCATCAGTCCGACCAGCAGTGTTCCGGCGATGTCCAGCCAATTAGGTTTCCATTTCATTTTTTCGCGTCCTCGCTTTGATTCGGTACTTCCGTGGGCATGTTGCCGGAATAGCCGAGCATGGTTTGGCAATGGTCGATAACACCTTGGTGTGCAAGCATCGTCACCATGCACCTTGCCGCATGCTCACCTGAGCTGGCGTTGAAATCCTGACGTGCCTTGTCAAAATTGCTGTCGCACCATGCGATGACTTCTTGCAATGCGTTGTCTTTTTCAGTTACGTTCGTAGCCATCGTTTTCCTCCTTGTTGAGATGTTTCGCCACTGCCCTATAAATCCCGTCACAGCGTTCCGCCCATCCGCTTTTCAGGTAGTATGTTTCGTTCGTATCAAGTTCCACGCGCAGACCCATGTCATGCGGGAGGAGTTCTAACACACCGCTCATTTCGTGTCCTCGCTTGTGAGAATCGCTAGTATGGTGTCCTCGCATTCCGGTTTTGGCAGTGGTTGCGGTGTGCTCATATCCTCGTAGTACTTGTTTAGAGCGTGCAAGCTTGTTTGCGTGTCTGGGTTGTCGGAATCGTAAAATACGGTCAGCCAGTCATACTGTGAGTTTTGCACGTATCGCAAGTGCAGCGGACAGAAGAATCGCGGCTCATTATCATTTGTGAACAGGCACAACCAGTCTTCGTCGTCGGTAATGTCCATGATTGCGTTTTCCTCGCTCGTTGCCCAGAAGTCGTACTGCATGCAACAGCCCGGGTAGTCACATTTTGCCAAGTAGGTTGTTCTCACTCTCATGCTCATTTCCTGTCCCTTTCCCAAATATTCTCAACCATCCCGCACCACTTATCCCATGCTTCCTCTCTCGTATCGGCATAAGGGGCTTCCAAGTGGGTGCAGAAAAACATGTAGCGGCCTCTCCATTCGAATATGAGCGGGACACATCCGTAGAGGGGGCAGCAGTGCCGAATCTTCGATGCTAGATTGAACATGTTCGTCTCCTTAAATCTCGTATGAAGTTGTGGCGGCTTCGCCAGTCCGAGGGCGTGCCGCTCGTCGCCGTGAGCAGCACGCCGTCATCGAATATCTTCCAGTGGCCGCTGCCGGCGCGTACCACCGTGTAGCCGTGCGAGGCTATCCAATGCATGAGTTTGCGGTCATCTCCACGCGCGGTCATGCTTTGAGCCTCATCTTCAACGCGAGACCGTTTTCATGCACGCTGCCCTTATCGAAGCCCATGAAACCGTTGAATAGTTCGTATTCGAGCAATACGGTGTCCACGCGGAACTCGTCGTACTGATGGTTTTTGATGCGTTCCATGACAAGCCTCATCGATGCGACGGTATCCCTGCGGTCGGCCTGTATGGGAATGAGATACGGCCACAGGTTCCATTCGCCCGGATGATCGTTCAGCCAACGGGCGAAATCAACGAGTTTCCTATCTTCCATCATTTCCCCTTAGGAGCGTTCCCTCACGATATAGTCCGGGTGTTCCCGGCAATAGTCGTATATCAGTTTCAACCATGCGATGGCGCTGTCCACGCTGCCCCAATAGTTCGGCGGATTGTATTTGCCGCGCAAAACATACAATGGTTCCAAGTAGATGTCTTTCAACGCCTTGTCGATACGGGCTGCGGCCTCCCCGGCCGTCAACCCGTCCAGGTCATGCTTAGGATGGACCTTGTAATCGGTGAAAAACGCGGATAGATTATACGTGTAGTTGAGATAATGGCCATGAGCGGTCCGCACATGCTCGCCGTCCCGTTCGCATACGTCAAACCATTCCGGTTCCGGCACATCCTTGTCCACTATGAACAGGTCGTAGCTCATTCTTCGTCTCCTTCGATGATTCCATGTCCTGCTATCAATGCGAGGGTCTTTAAGTCGGTGAGCACGGGCTGGTTGTCCATGCTTGACAGCGAGTTCAAGCCGAGACCCTTCTGTTTGAACACGACGAACCAGTAAGGTGCGTCAGCGTTACCCGCCTCGGTGCGACCCTCCTGCATCCACTCCTTGAGTCTCCCCGTATAGGTGCTGTAGTTTTTACACTCCAATACGACCGGCTGGCCGTGGATACGCAGACCGGTGATATCGCCCTGGTCTTTCGTCCCATGCAACACTTCACGGTGTATCGTCTGCTCGCTGTCACCCAACCGGGCGCGCAAATAGTTGACCACCTTGGATTCAAGCAGTGTGCCTTTGGCTTTCTGTCGGCTCATTCGTCCATCCACCATTCAGTCGGGTCATCGTGAAACTGGCAGTCCACGCAGTTTCCGAAAACATTGATGATTCCTCCGCAGTACGGGCAATGCTCGTACTGGACGGGTAGATAACTCGGACGCATAATCAGAACTCCGGGTTATCTCGTAATCGTTTTTGCACGTCCGCGCGCATCTGCTCGATCACATCGACCCGAAGTCCGGTAGCCAAGCGAATCTCCTCTGCCGGACGGTTCGAGTCTTCAATGAGCAGTTGCCATGCTCTACTTGCCGCTTTGCTCAACATGAGCCCCCTTCGCCAAGTTGGTGCCGACCCGCACCCGATAGTCGGTGATGCTCCAAGTCAGATGGTTCAACTGCCAGACGGTGAGTCCAAGAAAAACCAGCAGACAAAACGCTTGAACAATGGCCATCATCGTATTCTTTGACGTGATGCCCACCGCGAGGGAGAACGAGCAAAACACGTCCCACCCCAAATACCAGTACACGGACCATAATCCGGGTTTGCTGCCGTCACGTCGTTCGTAAACCGTGACCATATCCTTGTCACTCATTTCGATTCCTTCTTCTGCTCCTGTTCACGCCACCCCATACGCCTTGCAATGGGTAGCCGCTGATTCTGTCGTGTTGCGCCGCGTACCGTGCGCATTCGCATATCGCCGGACATTGGGCGCAGGCCTTGAGCGCCAATCGTTCCTCGCTGGACGTGGTTGGGAAGAACAGGTCAGGGTCCATGTCACGGCACGCGGCCTTGTCACGCCAGCCGCTCAATTCAATTCCTTCTTCGCGTTTTGAGACTACTTACGCTCATGATTCCTCCTTGAGCGTGGCGACATATGCGATGGCCTTGCGTTCACGCTTCGCATACTTCTCGCATTTGCGCTTGAGACGTTTGAGGCTCATGGCGTACAGGAAGTCTCTGAAGTTGCCGTCTTCGCAGATTTTGGCTTGATAACGGCCGCAGGTGCCTTCCGCGCCGATATGCGCAACCAAATGGTCTGTAAGCTGAATCTCGTTCATGCGTTTTCCTTTCGATATGGGTTTGGCGTGTATTCGGGCGGTTCCTCGCCGGGCATGGGGTTCATGTTCTTGAGGGCTTGGATATATCCGTTCTCCCATGCCTGTTCGGCTATCTGCCGGTCGTGTTCGTCTATGGCGGGTTTGAAAGCCGCCAGCAACAGGTCTTCGCTGTACAACTCGCCTTGTTCCCAGACGGAATCGCAAGCCATGCGCAGCAGTTCCCTGAAATCCTCGGGAATATAGTCTGGATGAATTGTTTCGTCGTGTCCGCTCATTGTCCGCCTCCCATTTCCTTCTCTCGCGCCATGATCTCCACGTCGTCGGCGAGCATCCTCAGCACGCCGGCGAGCGTGCCATACGATTCGGCGGTCGGATACACCGTCTTGCTGACATACACGTCCCACCTGTCGGAACCTTGATGATTGTCGGCCTTGAGGATAATGAGCGGGTCGGCGTCGATGAAACGACCGTCCTTCATGCCCCGCACTTTGAGCATCAGACGTATCGAATCCGCCTGCTCGCTCGTGTTACCCAAAATATCCAGAGTGCTCATCGTCCACCTCGCAGTTCCTTCTCCTCGTTCGCGATCGATTGGAGGATGGCCTCCAGGTCGCCGAGCTCGTTCCTGCTCAACCGGATGCGGCGGATGCTGTCGCCAGCATGAGTGGCCAGCACCCATGAGCGGGTGCCGTTTCGGCCGTCTCCGGGAATCCAGCTCAGGGTCACATTCCCGTAGGAGGCACCTGTGACCATGCCGCACCGTCGTTCGATCTCCACGTCCGTCCCCCTCGTCGCCTTCATCGTCCGTCTCCGTGAAATCGTTGAGCGATGGGCTGGAACAGCTCATATCCCTTCTGGGCCCACATCTCCAGTGTTTTGAGGATCACGAGAATCGACAGTGAGTCGAGCCCGTCATCAGCCAGTTTGGGAATGTTGTTGTACTCTGTGTCCAGTTCCATACGCCCGTTCCGGCCGCTGGTGAATGTGAATCCCAGCATGTCCACGGGCGTTCCGGTTTCCTCCGGTGTGATGGTCAACCGGACCTTGAACTTCTTGCCCAACGGCATCGCCTTGTCTCTCATCGTCTGCCTCCCAGACTCTCGCGAATCAGCTTGTATTTCCGGTCGCCGTTGCACATCGCATTCCAACGACGGATGGAAGCGGCGAGTATCCACTCCTTCGTGAGCGTCCACGGCATTTTGGGTCTTTCCCGCATTCCGATAAGACACGTGTACTTGCATTCCCCACATTTGAAAATCAGCGCGGACAGAAGCTGATACGCCTCCCATTTCACCTTGACCTTGCCCCCGCACTTGGGACACGGGCTAATCCTGTGGAACCTCACCAGACTCACCTCCCTCAAGAGGCGCGTTCAAATCCACCTGTTCGATACGCGCACGCTCCTGTAAGATGTTCGCGTATGTCCCCATCGCGTACAATTGGCTTTCAAGGAGCTGGAAGGAGCACGCGGGCGTGAAGTCCAACGTGCCCTCCGCGTAGCCCTCAAGCATGTGCGCCAGCTTGCTGATACGCTCCTGCAATTCTCGATGTTCGCGGATCATCCGCTGCTTGTAATCACTCATTGGTTGTCTCCTTCGGTTTGGTTTTGTAGTCTCGGACGATGCACACGCATCAGTCCATCCTTTCGTCCAACCATTCGATGTCCTCCCAGATCGAGAGCATGACCTGATCGAGAGCGCCCCCACTGCTCAACGCCCATACAGCGCCGTAGTTGGTGCGCTCCCGCACCGCCGTGACATAACCTTTGTCCGGGTAGACGTGGGATTCCGCAATCCAGTGGAACGGGAGCATCCCCTTGCGCAAAATCAAAGTAAAACGACTGTGCTCAACCTTGATGAAGCTCCTCATGTCGCTCATTCTTCCGTTGCCTCCATCGGATAATTGATCTCCACAAGCAACCGTGTGCGATAGCTGGTCAGCTTCACGAGTTTGAACGGCTTCTGCGTCTCCAGGACTCTGAACGGTGGCTCGTACTCCCACCATTCGCTGCCGTCGTATTCCTCGCGGCACAGGAACCCGCCATCCGTGAACACCACGACCAGATCGACGGCTATCTCCTGATCGCCGTATCCGTCGTCGTAATCGATGTCGAGCACCTTTTCGGCCTGACTCCACGGAATTCCCAGCTTCCCGTCGCGGGAGCCGACGAATCGAACGTCATCGGTCGAATGCCCGCTTCGTGATATCGCATCCTTGGTTTCACCTAAAAGATTCATTCTTCCGTTGCCTTTCCTTGTATTGCCTTGAGTGCAAGCCTCATGGCATCGATATAGTCGGCCCGCGACGCCCGATCGGCGGACTCCCACGAGAAAAAGCAGACGGAGTTCAGCGCATCATAGAGCGCTTTCGCTCCGGCTTCGATTTCCTCGTCCGTGGGCGGGCGTGAGGCTCCGGCGATATACGCCTCCTGCATGAGCGCGTTGCCCTTGTACACGTGTTCCGCCTTGCTGCTGATGATGCTCATGCTTCCACCGCCTTGGCCGGACGGAACGGAGCTTGAGAGGTCACGTGCTTGCTGTTGAGGCCCGACCAAACAGACCCGGTGACGGGGGATTCCGGGTCACCGATAAGCAAAGCGACCAACTTCGAATTGTCCAGGCCGGAGATGGCGACGCTCCACAAGGCATTGTCCTTATCCCACCACAACCCGTCATGGTCGGGCAGCTTCGGCTTCCGACGCAAAGCGTAGGCGAAATCATCGGAGTCGATGCAGTACTCACCGTCTATCTCGCTGATGCGGATACGCAGGAGCATGTCGCCTAGAGGGTCAGGCTTGAGATCGATGACGCGGAAATGGTTTCCCTCCGTCGTGCAGGCAATATCGCCCACCTGCACGTTTTCGATGTTGTCGATGCGCTCATACTCGGGGTCATCCAACAGTTCGATGGATTGGATATTGTCTGTTGGCTCAAAATCACAGGAAGAGTCATAGCCGCGTGACGTGTACAAAGAACGGTTATCGCCTAAATCAATATCTCCTGTGTCATCTAACACTCCAGTAACAATGGTGCCGTTCTTCCATGTGGCCTTGACGTGCAGTCCGGCCATCTCCTTGCAGGTCTTGCCTTCCCAGAATGGTTTCTCACTCATTGATAGCCTCCTTGGCTAGTTGTCGTTTACGTTTCAGATTCGCCTTATACTGGGCGGGTTTCTCGGGATGCTCCAACATCCAACGGCGATGGTATTCAGCCATCTCACGCTGATGGGCGGCGGCATACTTACGAGCCGAAGCCCGAGCCTGAGCCAAATGCTTTAACCGGTACCGGCGTGCATACTCATTGCGTTTCTCACGATTACGAGCGTTCCGCCGATTCGCCAGATCACGCAGATGCTGCGCATACTCGGGGTCGGTTCGCCGCCGTTCCCTAATACGACAGTTCCGGCACATGCCATCCCTGCCGACCCGGCACATGCCACCGCACCAATCGCATTTCGGATGACGTTCAGTTATCAGGCCGGACAGTTCGCCGCCGTTCCGGCAATAGTCGATGAACTCCTCATCGGTCATGTCATCAACGTTCACAGCCACACCTCCCCATTAGTGAACCTGCGGAACAACACAGGGTCGAGCTTGTACAACGCCCGCCGAAACTGCGGGTCACGGCAGAACAGGATGAACAACAGGCTTACTGCTTCGGCGGTTCGCATCGCGCCCAACCTCCCTTATCATCCAGAAGCACCCAACCATGTTGGGCGGTGAGAATCGGCACCAGTTCGGGGTGATCGTTGAAACCGCTCACGATGTACCCCAAGCTCATGGCCTCACGCGGATGGGCGTGAATCCACCCATGACATCCCGTATCGCCACTCCCACACGCCAAGATGAGGTTCGACGCCTCATGCAGTCCCGGCCACTTGTGTGACCGGAGTCTGCGATGATGCCGGCTGAAACCGCTCCAATGGAATGGTTTGCCGCAGCGGACGCACCGGTATTGGTCGCGTGCGTCCACCAAATCCTTGACGTGTTGGGACGGGTTAGATCTGCCCATTTCCGTATTCGTCCTGGGGTTGGCTCCACGGGTCCGTAGGCTGCTGATACTGCTGTTGCGGTTGCTGGAATCCCTGTTGCGGCTGCTGGAATCCTTGCTGATACTGCTGCTGCGACTGTTGGAAACCAGACTGCTGGGCCTTGGGTTTCGCGCTCAACACCGCAATGGTGCGGGCCGCGACATCCCAATTCTCATACCGTTTCCCATCCTTTTCCGACACTCTTTTGGACAAGCTGCCGTTCACAAGAACCTTCACGCTCATGTTCGGCTGGGACTTCAACTGGCGAACCTGATTCAAAGCATCCTTCGCCTGATTCGACAAGGGACGCACACCATAGAACTGAGGCTCCTTGTCAACCCACTGGTTCGTGTTCTTATCCGTGTAACCCGGATGGACGCTGACGTTGAGAATACTGGAATCCTGAAAATCCTTGATCTCTCCCGCATATCCGGTAAACTCGATGCTTGGTTCTCCGGCCATTACGCATTCCTCCTGTAATTGTTCGTCTTGTGTTTCTCCATGGCCCGCCTGTTGCAGACCAGCATGTGTGATTGGGCTCCGGCGCAATCAACGGCACCGCATGTGGGGCATTGGGGGAGCGTGATCTTGTCCCCCGTGAGCCCACAGGCATCTGGCGCACTTGCAGCCCGGCCTCGGGGTGAAAGTCACTCGAAGCTCGCCTCCACCTTCGTGAACGGGAAACGATTATCCCGGACACTGGTCTTGAAGAACTGGCTGCGGGATTGGGACTGGCATGGGAAGGCGGGGGCGATGGTGCCATCATGGGAGAGCACCGGCATCCAACGTTTGCCGTCATGCTTCCACACCGATTCGGTGCGAGCCTTGTAGAAGCCCGGCTCCTTCGGAAGGTCATCCATCGTGTACGGTCCGCGGTACGCATATTGGAAAAAGGAGTCATCCACCCACCACCCGTCCGGAAAGCCGAGCTCCCCGATACTCAGGCACAGGGTCTGTCCGCCCACACGGTCAGAATCCGTCTTCTTCACCGTGTACTCGTTGCCGTTCTTCACCACCACTTTGTCGCCGGGGCGAACCTTCGTGATATCGGTGATACGCTCACGGAAAGCATCATCCACCAGTTCGATGGACTTGATACCGGAGTAAGGGACGAAAGTCGAGGATGAACGAATGGCGGGAGAAAGAGAGACGCAATGAGCAACGTTTCCCACCATGTCGAGCGTACTGGTCATCGTGTCGCCGTTATTCCACGTTATCTTGACACGCAGCCCTTCCAGCTCCCCGCAGGTCTTGCCTTTCCAGAACGGTTTCTTGTCATCATCTTCAGACTGCTTGACGGATTCCGTCTCGGGCTTCGACTCGTACACATGCACGTTCCGAGCGGAACCGGTACTGTACCCATCGCCAAAATCCAAGAAAACCACGAGGTTGCCTTCATTCTCGGTCTCGATGTACAGTGGCGGCTTATGGCCCATACTCATGATGTGAACGTCCACCATGCTTTCCGGGTTCTTCATCTCATGCAGTTCGCCCGCATAATGCCCGTCCGCATCATCAAACTCAACCCACATGCCCGGCTTCACGTCGTTCAAACCAATCTCACTGCTCACTGGGAGCCTCCTTAACCTTGTCGTTATGCTGTCGATAAGCGTCGATGAACCGTTGCGCCTGATATTCGGTCAACGTGCCATAAGCGACCCGCGTTTGCAGGGCGTTGCCGATGAAACCGTTCTCCTGACCCACCGGAATCTTGCAGTCTTCAAGAATCCGGTCGATCTGTGTTTTCTGCTCGTCGGTCATACCCTTGACAGAACGCTTTTTGTAGCCGCTCGTCTCACCGTCATCATCCGTGGTCGCCAGTCCGAACGCGCCGCAAGTGCTGTAGCGTCGCGCATACGTCAATGCGGAACCGAGGGCCTGCATGACGCTCATGCCACGCGAATCACCCACCTCGACCGGGATAAGACAATTACTGGCAATCCACTTGTCCGTGCCCTTCTTCCTGACGGCCGTATCCACATACAGGCGTCCGTCAACCAACTGGGTCGGCCATTGCAGGTCGAACCCCTGCTCGTCCACATAGTTCACGACCTGAGCCAGGGTCGCATACGTGCCACGACCGCCCCGAGCGTCCTTCTTAATTACCGCCATGATTCAATCTCCTCCTCTTCCTCCAACAGCTTCCAGTCGGGGAACACGACATCCTTCGGGTATTTAGGCAACCCGTAGGCCCTCATGGCCTCCAACGGGTCCTCCGTGTTGTCACGGAACCATCTGATGCCCTGCAAGGCGTGGTTTATCTTCGGTTCCGCCAGTTCGGTGATGATGGGCGAATCCTCCTGAATCTCGTAGCGCATCCAGTCGAACGGCGGATTCTTCTCCTGCACGACGAACTCGAAACCCAACGGCCCCTTATATTCGGGCATCGTCAACCGGTAGAGACGCATGTAGAACGCGGCCTGAATGTGATACCCGTACTGCCAGCAGGAACGCTCGAACTCGTCCGGCGACTTCACCGTGGTCTTGTAATCACGGATACGCAGCACACCATCCGGGTCGGGAGTGGACGGCAACCAGTCCGCCTTGCCCTTAATCAACAATCCGGTATCAAGGTCGGCGGCGATCATCGCCACCTCCGGCTGACCATCCAGCTTCGTGAAGAAATCTCCAACCATGTCCCGCATGGCCTCGACCTTCTCCACATCATCGGGGGAAAGCCATACGATATCCTCGCCCTCATGCAGTTTCAATGTCTCCGCATACCTGGCTTTGCCTTCCTTGGTGCGTAGGTTCGGTTTCACCAGCACCTCGGGGCCACTGCCCAATATGAGACTGTGAGCCGCCTTCCCGAACTCGAACTGGGGGGAGGACGAATGCTCGCCGGTCAGATACTGCGAATACGCCAACGGGCTGACCAGATACTTCTTCAACGCGGTCTGGTCCACCGCGTCAAACGCGAAGTAATCGTCATCGGCCATCTGCTCGACAGTCATTGCCCCTCCTTTCTTGCTTTGAGTGCTTCCTTGCCTAAAACCTTGATGGTGTCGGCCACCGAGTCGAGAAAATCGTCAACGTCCTCCACGTCGTAGACCTCTCCGTAAAGCAGGGAACGATACGTGCGGAACCTCTTATGCCGGACATCATTCGGGGTCAACATGAGAACCCCTCGACTGCATGGACAATTGTTCTTCACGCTCCATCAGGTGACTGTGACGCCAAGTACGCGACTTACCCTGCTTGTGAGTGGCCTCCGCATAATCAGCCACATGGTCACGGCCAACGTCTCCCACGACCTTCGAGGCCTCGTTCCAATCCGAGTACACGCGATCGTTCACGGCCACATACTTGTCAGCGAGATAACGGACGCAATCACCGAGATAACGGATGGCCCTGGCGATAGAGTTGAAATCAGGTGCCATCAGTCCGCGTCCTCCGATTGAATCTGCGCCCACGTCTCCTCCATGAGAGGCCGATCGATCTCGTAGTAGATGTAGGTCTTCCCGTGCTTGGGCGGGTAGGCGCCGAACTTCATCTTGTAGTTCTCGGCCAAACGGGAACCGAAGTGCAACGCGCTTTTCCTCATCGGCTCGAATCCTTTCGAGCGTAGGAAGTCGCTGATGATGAGTCGCGGGGAGCCCGGTGTCTGCGGCGCGGGCTGCTGGTTCGGCGTATATGAGTCGAGTATCTGCCTCGCCCGGTGTTCGAGCTCGTCCTGCGGCAATAGTCCACGGGCCTCGTTGAGCAGTCTCATCTGGTCTGATGGTGCGATTTCCATGATTGTTTCCCTCCACTGGGCTTGATTATTTGGTTGTCCTTCTACGCCGGTGCTGACACGTCCGAAACCCTTGTTTTGCTGGTTTCGACGCAGGACGCGAAGGGGTTAAATTTTTCTGAGCGCCAAGCCGGGAGTCGAACCCGGTGCACCTTGGAGAAGTCCATGACCATTGGAAGGCTTCGTAGGTGCGGCACCATGCGCTTGGCTGCCACCGGACGAGGAAGTAAAGGAATAAAGAACCCCGCCCGGAAGAATCATTTGGGTTGGATGAGGGTGTTGGAGCCCTCGGGTGTGACGATCAGCTGGTCGGCGTTCTTCAAAGCGTCGATGTAATGCTGCCGGAGCACGTTGTCGGTCAGGGAATCGTTCAGCACCTTGTTCGCGTCGGCCTCGCCCTGCGCCTTGATGCGCTTCGTCTCGGCCTCGACCTTCGCGGTCTCCTGCTCGTTCTTCGCCTTCTGCTTGGCGACCTCGGCGGCTTGGGCTTGCGCGTAGCTGTCGGTAATGGACTTCGGGTAGCGGATGTCTTGCACGGACACCTGTTCGACGGTCAGGCCGATGCTCTTCCATTTCGAGGTGAGCGCGTCCTGCACGGCCTTCGTGTACTTGCCACGGTCGGTGAGCATCGTGATCGTGTCGAACTTGCCGGAGGTTTCACGGGCCACGCTGCGCAGGTCGTTGCCGATGTAGTTCTGCGTGAACGTGGTCTGCTTGCCGTATTCCGAGTAGAGCATTTCGGCGGCGGACGGTTCGAGCGAATAGTTGACCTGAATGTCGATGTTCGCGCTGGCACCGCTACGGTCGTTGACCGTGATCTCCTTGCCTTCCGCGCTGCCGCCGTCGTACTTGTAGTCGGTGTCCTTGAAGAAGTTGATGAGGTTGTTGCGCGTATCGTATTTGATGACCGACTGCCACGGCGCCTTCGCATGGAAGCCCGCGTTCTCCGCATGACCGGCGACGGAGCCGCCCATGTTGCGGATGACGGCCACCTCGCCTACGTCCAGCGAGTATAGGCATGCCGGAATCATCAACAGTGCGGCGACGATGATGGGAATGAAGCCGAAACCGGCTCCGTCGCCACCGTTGGCGAGTGCGACGGCTATCATGCCGACTCCGATGAGCAGGAGTATTACGGCGAGTATGAACCAGATCATTTTTGTGTTCCTTTCGACAATGCGAACGAGAGCATGACGGGCGAACAGCACATGAAGCCTGCGAGAATGCTCCACGGGCCCGCATAGGGTTGCAGTGAGAGAATCAGGAACCCGGTCGCCGCCAACGTCAGACAAGTGATTGTCTTCGTGTTCTCATGCCGGTGCCGGCGTTCATCAGGTGAATGCTGCCAGCCGGAGCAGTGAGCCCCATACGTTTTCCTGTTCATGACATGTCCTTTCCGTGTGGCCGGGCTCGGATTCGAACCGAGAACGTCCTTGCCGTCACCGTGTTGCAATGTTGACCAACCGTGAGAGATGGATGACGAGTCCTATGGTGTGGTGACGATGGTGCGTGTCCAGATACCCCGAAGGGTCCCGGCCGATGGTTGCCGCAGTGGATCGCAGTACGGTATTTATTTGCCTGTAGTCGATTGGTGAATAAAAAGACGACCCGCTGCGGCAAGACTTGTTATTCCTCGTTCTTCTCGTCGGCGCGATCTGCCAACTCCTCCAAGGCGTTGGCGATGAAACGAGCCTGACTCGGGGTGAGGGGACGGGCGCCGTAATCGGTGTCGATTTCCGCGTTGATTAGACCTTCGTCGGTGACGCTGCCGGTGAAGTATTCACGGGTGCGACGCTCCTCGACAACGAGCTTCTGGGAAAGGTTACGATTTTGATTGAGCATTGTTTTCTCGATTCGGAGAGGAGGTGAATATGGCTAAGGTCACTGTCAAGTTCAATAAGGACTTGGACGAACAGTTGAAGCGGATGGCTATTCGTGCTGTGAAGGAGCAGAACGGCAATCACTGCTACTACTGTGGTGCCGAAATCGAGGACATGTCCGGTGTGGGCGAATCACAGTTGCCGGTCTGCCCGGATTGCGTGGCCAAGGGATTACCGGTTTCCTCCGGCCAGTAACTGTCCACGAGGGCGATGAAGTCCTTGGCGAAGCTCCTGAGCTTGCGCATGTCCGGTACGATCTCCACTCCTACCTTTCCGCTGTAAATCTCAGGGGCTTCATTCTTCGCCTCGTTGGCTGCTGGGCTACGATTTGATGTGTTCATGGTGTTCTCTTTCGGAGAGGAGGTGAATATGGAGTATTGGAGTAGGCCCGTGCTGGTCGGTCGTCGCGAATGGCGGTTGGTCAACGTGAGCGGAAAGCAGCTCACCGTGGAAGCCGTCAAATCGTTCGATGGGGTGTCTAAGCCGTTCCTCGTGGTGGAAGGTGGACCACATCAGACGATTCCGGACGGTGAGGCCATTCTGGTCAAGTTCAGGGCGACGAACCTGCGGAACTCGTTCACTGGTTTGATTCTGTCGGGCGTAGACGGGGCAGGACTTCCGTGGACGGTTCAATATCCGGTACGTTCCTGAACGCCCCGGTTTGAATCATGTCCAGCCAGTCCAGCAGTCGCTGGTTATCAAGGAACCGTACACAGCCGAAGGTGGCATACGCCGCGTTCCCGTGGTCCAGGTCGATAACCAGCGGCACGTCTTGGCTGGAAGCCAGTATCGACGGGTCGATGTTCAGGAGTTTCCCAATCGCGGTTGCATTGGATAGGCCGTCCCCGGTGATTTCCAATGTTTCGACGTCTCCATCTTCAATCAGCGTTTTCAGCCCGTGAATGATCAGGGGAGGGGAAGGGCCGTTGAGGTCAAGCTGCATCTTCATGCTGTTACCTCCAAGTCAGGCGTCCCAGTGCCGAAGAACTTCTCCTGCATGTCCACTGGAATGGTGAGCAGTTCCTCGAAACTGACTCCGAGCGCTTCGCAGATCATGTCCAATTCATCGACTTTGAAGGCCGGCTGGCCGGCGAGTCGGCGGGATAGTTTGCTTACATCCCATCCGAGTTTCGCTGCAAGCCATCGGAGGCTTTTCTGTGCGATGAAGAGTCGGTATCGAATACCGGCTGTTGTTAGTTTCTGTGTGCTGCTCATGTCTATTAACTTAGCATATGCCAAGTTTCTGTCAAGACTAGACACGCCGTATCGCATATGCTAAGATTTAAGTATGGCTAATCCAAATGATTTCCGCGAAATGTCTGCGTTCGCCTTGGCATTTGCGACGGAGTATAAAAAGTACATGAAGGCGCACAAGGTAAGGCAGCGTCAGATTGCTGAATACCTCGGTTTCACCGAAGCGTATGTCAGCGAAAGGGTCAACGGCAAAAGGGCCATCGACACCAACGACGTAGATGCTCTTGCCGCATTGTCGGGCACCACCGGCCGTTCGCTGATGATCGAACTGGCTCGCCTCACCAAGGAAACATTGCGCCAGCCGGTATCCGAGACAGCCTCGGTGGCGTCCCAGCTCGAAAAGGTCATAGGCAAGAAGATACAGGTGGAGAAGGCCGCTTATCGGGATGAGAACAAGCAGGCGGAGTCCGGGCGTGAAAACATGGACTGACCTCACCATTGAGGCCCGACACATGGGAGTCCTCATAGCGGATAAGGAGTTCGACGGGACGCAGTGCGGGGAATACGATCCCGATACCCGCACCGCGTACATCGACCCCACCATGAGCATGGAACAACGGGTATGCACGTTGCAGCATGAGCTTATCCACGCAAAACACTTCGATGACGGGCTTGGATTACTGAGCCGGGAGAAAGAAGAACGCCTCACCCGCAAGGAGACCGCGTTCTCTCTGATTAATCCCATCGAATACATGCGCGCGGAAGACCTGTACGGGGGAGAACCCTACGCGATGGCGCAGGAACTGGGCATCACCGTCGGCGTCCTGTTGGACTACCGGCGATGGCTGCATGACAATCTTGCCGCACGGGCCGCATGATTATGTACCTTATCCGTGTTTCTTGCAATCAGGGAACACGGTTCGTGGATACAATTAGCTCACCAACCCCAATGGAGAGAAGAGACAAAAAATGAGTGAACCAGAACAACCACCCGTACCGGCCCCATCGCACAAGACTGAAGGCAAGGGTACCGTCACCCTGAAATGGTGGCAGCTTCTGGTTGCGGCGATTGTCGTGGTGGCGCTGTCGGTAGGAGTTGCCGTTGCCGTGAACACAGCAATCCGCAATAATACTGATGAAGCCGCCTCGTCCAAGGACTACAAGAAACCGGAAAAGGCAAAACCTCAGCAAACGGAGAAGCCCAAGACAAGCAGCCGAGGCAACCTCATCAAACGAATAGGCGACACTGCCAGCATCTATAAGAGTCAGGCAGACAAAACCCTACTCGCTTCATGGACCGTAACCAACATAACCCTTGACGCACCATGCGTCCCGGCTTACGAAGGAGCTGAAACAAGCCCTGCAAACGGTCATTTCGTCGTTCTGGACATCACCGTTGAAACAACTTCCGATTTTGATTCGGATTCCTATGGGCCTTTGGGACTGGGCGCTCCCGGCTATTGGACGTATATTCAAAATGATGGCACCCAGTGGAACGGCAATCTCGATGGAACCAGTTCAAAGATAACAACCTACACATGCCTACCCGAAAATCAGCGGCTTCCCCAGATAATAGGCCAAGGGGTGAAGGCTCAAGGCAAGGTGCTGTTTGATCTTCCGTCAACGGATGGATACTTGGTCTATGGCAATGAGAGCGGACATGGCTGGGAATATCCTTTAGCTGGACATGCCAGTGCCTGATTCCACAGCATAATGGCATTAATGGTCCCGTTCTCCTGTATCGGAGGACGGGACCATTTTGTATACCACTACAATATGATGGTCAGGTGTGTTTCCTAGTGGAGGGCCATACCTCATGGTTCGGGTCCCACCAGAGTATATGGAACTCATTGCCTACAAGGAAACCGTACAGGCGTTCGGTTCCGCCCAAGCGGAACCGGGCCAACGCATCGCCTTCGCGTTCATAGTATTTCGCCAGCCGGTCCTGTGGCGTCTGGTTGGGGCATTGGGTGAAATCAGGGTAGCAGGTGAACGCCTGATATGAGGGGCTAATGATCTCGCCCACCGTCGCCTTTTCGAAGTCACGCATCTTCAACAGCAGCAGTCGATGCTCCTCGTCGCTCATGTGCGCGAGCGACCATGGACAGTCGGCCTCAAGGTCAACGCAGTCGAAACGGAATACGATGCGACGGTTCACGGAATCCTTGGGAATCTCCGTGGCGGATTCGGGGACATGATAGCTTTTCGCCACGTGATGCGCGGGCACACGTTTTGAAGAGCTCGGGGCTTTGGCCTTGATGCTCTTGGTTTTGCTGCGGTGGCCCACTAGTCGGTAAGGCTCCCATAGTATTCGGCCATGGCCGCTTCAGTTATCTCGGTGTTGCAGATGGCTCCCTGCGGGAGATCGCCTCGCGCATCCCTCCACGGGCGTTCGCTGTGGGTAAGCTCGCTGAGCTGGTAGGCTCCCATTTTCCCGTAGGCATTCAACACCGCGTCTATGGTGCTGGTGCCGTCTTCGTCTATGTTCGACGGGTCGCCGTGAATATCGCCGCGCGTGATCTTGAACATGCCCTTGTGCGCATGGTATAGGTCGGGGCACACCGGGCCGTTGGCCCATGCCTCGAATCGCTCGGGGAACAGACGCCGTTCATCCCATACGAGGGACCATGCCTGTGAATAGTAGCAGAGCTTTTCCAGCTTCATGGTGGTCATGACGCCGAGCTTGTCCAGCACGTAAGCGGCCACGTCGAATATGCTTGTCATGGTGCGCCTCCGTAACGTTCCTTCCGCTGGACATTCAAGGTGATTAACTTACTCTTCCATTGTATGGCCGGCAAGTTTCGGCGCGCCAGTTCACGCCTTCCATTCGATCTGTTTCAGGCCAAGCCCGTCGCTTATCGTCTCCATGCCTCGCATCAAATCCTCCACCGGCACAGTGCGGTAATGCTCGCTCATGGCTATGCTCGAATGGCCGACGATGCGTTGGATGATGCCGGGATCAACCTTCATGTGGAACAGGAGCGATACGACGGAGTTGCGGCATTCATGCCCGTACCGGTTCTCGTAGTCGGGTATGCCCGCCCTGCGCATGAGGTCGCGGAAACCGGCCCTGTCATCCAACGCGGCCAACGGCATACCCTCGCGCGTCCTGAATATCAGGTTGTACGGGTTCGGGATGATATTCTCCGTGGCCTCCAGATACCGGTGCACGACGGTGCCCAACTGGGGGATTATCGGCACGACCTTGCCTCTCGCGGACTTCGGCGGCGTCAAAGCGTACCCCTTGCACAGGTGTATCATGTCGTATCCGTCCGGCACCCTCCACCGGTATCGGGGGCAGCTCGAAGGCCGTTTGAAGCCGCACGGGTATCTTCCGTCCCTGCCGGGCTCCCCACACCCATGCTCCTTGTCGAGGCTTTCCAGTTTCCAGTTCACCGTGTAGGTGCCTATCCATATCTCGCCGCTGTCCGGGGTTTCCAACGTCTTGTCCCGCCACAGGTCGAGATCGTCCAACGTGGCTCCCAGTATCTCCCCCTGCCTCATGCCGGTGAGCAGACGCCACCATTGGCGTGCCCCCAGAAACAGGTCGTCGGAGGACGCTTCGAGCATGTCCTGCATCTGCTCCACGGTGAACGCCTTGCGGTCCTGCGTGCCGCTGCGCCTGTCCGCCGACACGGCCACGGGCCCGTTGATGGTGCGCCGGTCCCCGGCCAATCCCGTGTCCCTGCGTTTCGGCCTTGCCGCGCTGGTGACCGGACTGGTGGGTATCAGCCGGTCGGCCACCGCCGCCTTGAATATCTGGTTAAGGATGTTGTAGAAGCCAAGCTGCCGGTTGTACGAGCATGGGGTGCCGTCGAGGTTGCGCATGTTGGCTATCATGCGCTGCACCGCCGAGGCGGTCACTTCGCCCAGCTTCTCGTTCGCGTACTTGCACAGGTGCACGCTTATGAGGCTCGCGTAGTTGTTGATGGACTTGGGTTTCAGGTCGCGTCGTTTCAGCTCGAACCATCGTTCCGCGTACTCGCCGAGCCGGGTGGCGCGGTCTACGCCCATGCCCCATTCGGTTTTCTCCTTGAGGGCTTCGGCTATTTTCCTGTCGCATTCCTTGTAGGTCTTGGCGGACACCCATCGGCCGTCCACCTTGGCCTGCCAGTTCACGTATGTCTTTACCGTGCCGTCCTTGAGTGTTTTCCGCTGCTCGTGG